CTGTTCCTTATCTGACAATATACACTAGAGAAACCGGTAGTGACACATTTAATCAAATATCAAATCCATCTTCCCCGCCCACCGCAGCACCGGCAGGAGTGTCATTTACCGCAGATGGAGCATTTATGGCTGTGATTTTTGGTGCGTCACCATTTTTAAATTTCTATCGTCTTTCTGGAACAACATTTACTAAACTTCCTGCGCTATCAAGTCCGCCAATTGGAGCAGCAACTACATTTGCATTTTCCGGTGATGGAAAATTTATAGGACTTGTAGAAGCACCTCCACCATACATGTCCACGTATGCAGGAATTGCTCCATATAATACTTCTACTGAATTTATTATACCAGATATAGTATCAGTAGATAATCCTGACTCACCATTACAAACCTTTAGTTTCATACGGGCGAAACCGTGAACATATATGAGATTGGCATCAGTAATTATTGGACTGGTGCAGTCAGACAAATTGCCGATTCAGGTGGTGCCCCTACTGGATGGACAAGGACTATCGTTCCTGAATTAACAATAGGGCAATATGCTTTTTGGGCAGGTGAATGGCGTGTAATTAGTGATCTTACTGATCCTCCTAATCAAATCATTTATCCAGAAGTTTCAGTAAGCGATAAACAAGGTATGGAGTTGTTGATTAAAGAAACAGCCAGACTAATTCAGACACAACGCATTATGGTACAAATGGTATCAAAGGGATAAATACAATGACAATTGAAACAGCAATTATAGACCTAACAACTCAAACCACATCATTATTAGATGCCTGTGTTGTGCTACAATCCAGTACAACACAACTCATCGCTGATGCTGTTGTAGCGTCAGAGAACGCAGCAATCGTGCCTTTAATTACAGTAGCAACTAATCTGATTGATACACAAACTTTGTTTATTTCATTCATAAACAAGTAAATTAAAAGGCAATTCAATGACAACAGAATCAGCAGTAGCGGCACTAACAACTTCTACCACCGCATTAATTACAGCGGTAGGAGCACAACAAACAACAGTTGCCAATGCGATTTCTGCATTTACCACAGTGACTTTTCGGGTTAATACAGGCCTAAATAATGTAGACAACACTCACGACTTAGACAAACCCATTGGCACATTGACGCAAAGTGCTCTTAATCTCAAACAAGTATCATTGGTATCTGGAGTAAACATCAGTACAGTAAACGGAGTTTCTTTACTGGGCGGAGGTCCTTTGGTTATTGTTCGCAGTGCAACTTCTCTTAACAAAGTTTCGTATACTGATAGAGCAACACTACGCAGCACTATTTCTGAAGTAGATGATTCCACTATGATTGATGGTTTGGGATTGTTTATGTGGGTTAATTCGAAAGATGAACCCGATGATGATGAAACATGTTTTACAACAGCCACGGGGCAATGGTTATTACAAGCACCTGCTTGGGATCTAATAGAAGCATGGAATTTAATTGAAAAATCTGTAATGGATGACTGGATGGAAGATGAACCCAATCGTTTAGACGCATATTATGCAGCAAAAACTAACATCTAAAAAGGATTAAAATTATGTCAACCCTTCGTTCACTACGATTACTCGGCGCTGTTGAAGCCGGAACTGTCAACGGTACTCAATTACAAACATATCTCGCCGATGAAGGGCGGAGATCTGAATTTAGCGTGCTATTGTCCACACGAGGGCAAACCCGACGTATGGCTGCTAGTCCGTTGACAATGACTGCCATCGTTAACAGTTTATCAGCTACCAATATTGTATTTCAAGCAGCGACTACAGTTACATCAGCAGCTTGCCAGGCAGTGGTCAATAGTGCAGTTGCTATGAATACTGTGGCGAATAATATACCTAGTCTAAATGTGCTGGCTGCCAATCCTGTTGCTTGGAATTTGTTTTCTAAATCTCAATTTTATGAAACTAATGTTAGAACAGTTATATCAAACTATGCTGGTGTTAACCCTGCTATCTATCCCACTGTTAGTAGCTTAATTGCAGATCCAATGGCAATGGCTGATATTGCTTCTTTTCCAAATGCAATGTTAGCAGTGGTAGCCAGTCCGGCTACAACAACTATCGTAGCTGCAAGCTCTGTAGCAATGGCATTGGTTGCAGCGAACCCCGTTTCAATTAATATTGTATCAGCGCAAACAGCAATCATGGGAATTATAGCAAATAGTCCAGCGGCAATGGCAGAAATTATTTCTCGTAGTCAAGCTACTATGAGTATGGCTGCACAGCCCGGTGCTATCAGCGCAATTGCTGCGGTTTCTACTGCATGGACAAGTTACATGGCAGGACCATACTTTGCTACCAATCTTGCTTTGATATTGGCAAATATGATTGGCGTAAACCCCAGCACATATCCATCATTAAACTCAATTATTGCTAGTGCTACAGCATTGGCTTTGGTTGCAAAAAGTACATCGGCGGTACAAGCATTAGCATCTAACAGTGCGGCAATGTCCACCCTGGCAACAAGTTCTAACATTGGAATTATTCTTAGTAGTGCAACCGCAATGGCAGTGATTGGTCCTAATACCACCGCAATGGGTAGTTTCTTGGGTAGTTCCGGGGCATGGGCTGGATTATTTGCTAGCTCTGTTGCCAAAGGTTATATTGTTGTTTCTACCGCGCTAGTAGATGCCATTGCAGGTAACTCAGCGTTGTTGACCTATCTTGGTACATTGGCGGTCACTGCTACTGCTACCGGTATTCCGGACGGTGTAGTTGGCGCATATCAAGCATTTACTGGAATACCTACTAAGGTATTAACATTGTGGGCCAAAGAAGTTGGCATCGCAGCCACATTCTCACCATACAAATTTAGTGGTACTCCGATGGCAGGATCTGTTGCGGGTACAACAATTCAATTGACTGCTGCGGGCAATGCTACCCACGTTGCGGGATATACTTCAATGGGCTGGGATTTACAGGGGATTGGCGTTACCGCAGCTACTTTGCCAATTATTAGATATGTTGACATGACTTAATATATTAATAATGAAATGAGAAGTATTTTATAAAACTCATTTCATTATTCTTGTAATTTCAATTAACAGTATCTTTTATATTAACTATGTATTAAACATAAATAATATACTATGACTCAGCAAACTCCATCTAAAGTATTATATGATTTATTGGTTACTAGAAATTTTAACCCTACAGCGTTGCCTGGGGAGAAAACCGATGACTCGTCTAGTGATGCGTCATATAAATTTGACTATAAATCACAGTCCGGCAAAGATTATGGAACAGCAGTTGCTATGGTTAATGCCGAAGGATTAACTCTTTATTTTGGAGATAATCTGGGCAAAGGTATGGAGTCAAATGACAAAGATGGTTGGTTTAGTTTTTTAAGTCAGTTAAAGAATTTAGCAATGATTAATAGATTAAATGGATTCCATATTCAGGATCTAAGTAAATTAAAATATAGTATGCAAGGACAAGCAGCAATCAAAGAAGGATTATTTGAAAGTTGGGCCGGCACAAAAACTCGTTCATGGAATGGCATTGAAACTGAAGCACGATTGATGATTAAGCACAAGCGTGTTATTGGTGAAAATGATGCTCGTTACCGTTACATTGAAAGTTTATTTGTAGAAACTGCAGAAGGCGAACGATACAAATTACCGTTTACAAAATTAGCAGCAGGCCGTGCTATGGTAGAACATGTACAACAAGGCGGCAAACCATACGATATCCGTGGCAATCATATTGCTCAGATCGTAGAAGAAATGAATGTACTAAGTCGATTCAAACGTGCCAATCAAGGCAAAATTTTTGAAGGTGTTACTGCCGAATTAGTCGAAAGTGCAGGCGCATACTACGAAAACTTACAACATAATTTAAAAAGTTTAAGCACACGGAGTGGATATGCCAGATACTTTGAGGCATGGGATCCAGCAGCAATTACAGACGAAGATGTCATTATTGAAGATCTACGTCATATGTTTATTGAACAAAATATTGACTCACGAGTTGAGCAAGCATTGCCTTTATTGGCAAGATTACAAAAGGAACAGGCAATGAAAGAAGCTAATATATTTGAAAGTTGGGCAAATCTTATGCTTGAGGGCACAATAGCGTTGCCTGATACAAAAGAAAAACAAGCGCAGCTAATTGAGCTATTGAGTCAAGAATTAACAGTTGGGCCTGATGCAATTAATGCTACAGAACAACTTGCTGACTTATTCAATGATGATGAATTATTTGATAGATTGAGTGAATTAGCAAGTGAAAATGCTGATGCTGATGCCCGAGATATTATATTAAACAGACTAGAAGAACTAAAAGATAATCCCGATGTGGCACAAGTAATAGGACAATTGGCAAATTCGTCGCCTGACGAAGAAGAATCAGAACAAGAAATGTCTGAGGGCGGATTTAATCATGGTGGCAGTTATAATACATCAGATGATGAGGCAAATGAATTTGATGACTATCAAGCTGATGCTGAAGAAGAAGATCCACTTATCCAACTACGCCGCAGCGCGGGTATGAAAGATGAGGGTGTTGGTAGAACACTAGGAACAATTGCTGGTACCGCAGCGGGAGAACTTGCTACTGGAGGGCCGGTAGATCCACTATCTTATATAGTTGCGCCAGTAATGTCTTATGCTGGTGGAGAAATGGGAGATTGGGCTGAGAGAAAAATAAAAGGGCATGAAGATGAACAGGCCAAAGATTACGAAGATGAAGATGTTGACGAAGGCGCATTTGCAGATGCTTTCAAGCATCTAGGTGGCGCTGCTGGAGCAGTACTTGGCAAAAAGTTACACCCAAAAGGTGTAAAAGGTGGGCATTTAGTGGGTAAAGCAATAGGAGATACCGCGGGTCAATATCTTGATAATAAAGTGGATAAGTTTTTTAATAGAGCACCTGCTGCTAAATCGGATACATCACGTCCAAGTCCCGCCCCTGCTCAAGAAAAAACAAAAGCTCCAGCAGAAAAAACACGTACTGGCGGAAAGAAACCAGGCGAAACAAGTGAAACTCCAGAAGCTAAAAGAAAGCGTGAAGCTCGTGCCAAAGCAAAATCAGGCAACAGTTCGGGCCCTGCTGCAGCTGTTTCAGAAAGTGGTAGTTCGTTAGAAGGACAATATGGGCATTCTGGTAGAATGAAACCAGTTACTGGCGGTGATGCAGATACTATTGACCGCTTGAGATTTTTATCAGGTATTACCAAATAGATAAATAGAACGTAAGAATAAAATGGTAAAGTTACTAAATTAAGTTTACCATTTTAGTAGTGAACACATACCTACCTGTGTATAATTAATAGGCAAGCAACTAAAATCTAAAATAAATTAGATAGGCATCACATTTTATAACTTAAAAGGCATCTTAAAATGGCATCTTTAGCAGAAATCCGTGCTCGTTTAGCACAAGCAGATAACAAACAAAGCAATCAATCACAAGGCGACAACTCAATTTATCCACATTGGAATATTGCAGAAGGCACCGCCGCAGTACTACGATTTATCCCAGACGGCAATACAAAAAACACTTTCTTCTGGCAAGAACGTGCGATGATTCGTCTTCCATTCGCTGGCATTAAAGGCGAAGCAGAATCCAAACAAGTCCAAGTTCGTGTACCATGCGTAGAAATGTGGGGCGAAGCATGTCCTATTCTTGCAGAAGTTCGTACTTGGTTCAAAGACAAATCACTTGAAGATATGGGTCGCAAATATTGGAAAAAGCGTGACTATATTTTCCAAGGCTTTGTACGTGAGAATCCTATTGCCGATGACAAGACTCCAGAAAATCCAATCCGTCGATTCATTATCGGTCCACAAATCTTTACATCAATCAAATCAGCACTTATGGATCCAGAATTGGAAGAATTGCCAACAGACTATCTTCGTGGCTTAGACTTCCGTATCAGCAAAGGTACCAAAGGCGGATATGCTGATTATAGCAGTTCTAAATGGGCTCGTAAAGAGTCAGCACTCACCGAAGCTGAACAAGCAGCCATTGAACAATATGGTTTGTTTGATCTTTCATCATTCTTACCTAAGCGTCCAACTGAAGTTGAGTTGAATGTTATGAAAGAAATGTTTGAAGCATCAGTTGACGGACAAAGCTATGATGCAGAACGTTGGAGTCAATACTTCCGTCCAGCTGGCTTAAGTGCTCCTGCTACATCTGGGTCTACTTCATCAGCCGCATCAGCTGCAGATGATGAAGAATTTGAAACTCCAAAGGCACCTACTGTTGCCAAATCAAGTAGTTTTGATGAAGATGATGATGTTCCAGCAGCATCAACTGTAGTAAAAACTCCAGCTCCGTCTTCAGACAAAGCTCAGGATATTCTAGCACAAATTCGTGCTCGTCAAAAGGCCTAAGCGCTAAGTCATCAATAGTACGGGGATAATTCCTCGTACTATTAGCAGTATAAAAATAAAAGGATTAAACATGGCTAAGCCCTATGACTTTAGTAAATTTAGGAAAGACATAACCAAATCAATTGAAGGTATGTCTATTGGATATAATGATCCAACTGATTGGATTTCAACAGGTAATTATGCGTTAAACTATCTTATCAGTGGTGACTTTAATCGTGGTATTCCATTGGGTAAAGTAACAGTATTTGCAGGCGAATCCGGCGCAGGCAAAAGTTACATTTGCTCAGGTAATATTGTAAAAAACGCACAAGATCAAGGTATCTTTGTTGTATTAATTGACACAGAAAATGCGCTAGATGAATCTTGGTTACAAGCACTGGGCGTTGATACTGACGAAAGCAAGTTACTTAAACTTAACATGGCTATGATAGATGATGTAGCTAAGACAATCGCAACATTCATGAGTGATTATAAAACGCTACCCGAAGGCGAACGTCCTAAGGTACTGTTTGTCATTGATTCACTGGGTATGTTATTAACTCCTACTGACGTTAAACAGTTTGATGATGGTGATATGAAAGGTGATATGGGTCGTAAACCTAAAGCACTTACATCATTAGTTCGTAACTGTGTGAACATGTTTGGTAGTTATAACGTCGGCATGGTATGTACCAATCACACATACGCAAGTCAAGATATGTTTGACCCTGATGATAAAATCTCAGGTGGGCAAGGATTCATCTACGCTTCTAGTATTGTTGTTGCTATGAAGAAAATGAAGTTGAAAGAAGATGAAGATGGCAACAAAATCTCTGATGTAATGGGTATTCGTGCTGGATGTAAAGTAATGAAAACACGATATGCAAAGCCATTTGAAGGTATGCAGATCAAGATTCCTTACGAAACAGGTATGAATCCGTACAGCGGCATGGTAGATTTAGCTGAAAAGCGTGAAATGTTGAAGAAAGAAGGCAACAGTTTAGTATTTACCACTCCAGACGGAGAAGTTATCAAACAATTCCGCAAAAAATGGGAAGCCAATGAAGATGGTTGCCTAGATAAAATTATGGAAAATTTCGGAAAACACCCAGAAATAGTAAGTACTGATGACATAACCACGGAGGAATGAAAATGTCGGTAGATTTATCAAGAGAAATTTATAACGAATTAAAACGGTTTATCAACGTAGTTGATCGTGATGAAGCGGCAGAAACATTAGTATCAGTGCTAATTGATAACGATATTTCTGCTGATGATATCAAAGATGCATTCAAGGGTGAAGCGGATATCAAACGTGCCCTTACCAGCTATCTTAAAGATCATTTGGATGAAGAAGAGGAAGAAGATTACTACGATGACGAAGATGAAGATTACGAGAACTAGTCATGTGGTATAGTCGGGTAACAGCTAACTTAGGTGCTATTCCAGATTTTATAGCACACTTTGAGGCTGAACATGTCGATGCTAAAAAAGAATGCAAGGTAGGCGGTCTTGTTGAAAAAAATATTACTGCGTTACCTGGCATTACTGAGCATAGATTTAATCAGTTACAAGAAATTGAAGCTGTTTTAAACTTTCTTAATATTCAACTACGCAAGATACGGCGAAAACATTTTCAAAAATACTTAGAAGGTTACGCTCGTGCGTTGACTAGCAGAGATGCTGAAAAATATGTAGATGGCGAAGATGAAGTTATTGACTTTGAAACGTTAATAAATGAAGTAGCCTTATTAAGAAATCGTTATCTAGGTATTATGAAAGGGCTTGAGTCTAAAAACTTTATGCTAGGGCATGTTGTCAGACTTCGTGCAGCTGGGATGGAAGACGTACAGGTATAATATGTTTAGGAACCCAGTGGAATCGCATCAGCATAGTCTACAGACTTTAAATCAATTATATGAGTATGATGACTTCATGATGTCTATTAACACGATTGCTGATTTAGGTTGTGGAACTGGCGACGATTTAGTCTGGTGGGCGACAAGAACCATGCGTGATGATCATAAGACTAAACTTAACATTAAATGCCAAGGCATAGATATTCTTAATAGACTACCTATTGCCGTTCAGTATCCTAACATAACATATCAACGAACTGATTTTGAAGGTAAAATTCATGACAACGGCGATAAATTTGATGTTCTATGGTGCCATGATGCTTTTCAATATGCAGTTAATCCATTTCAAACGTTAATAAATTGGCGCGATATTAGTTCTGATGGTGCAATGCTAGCGTTAACCATTCCACAAACGACTAATATCCATCAAAAAGATTTAGATTTTACTCAACGGGATGGT